CATCCTTAGGATGGAGTAATCCAGGTGAAGACGCCAACTCGGAGCGGTGTCTAACTAGGACTCCATGTTGGTACCCGTAAGGGACCTCGATGGTCGGCCGTAGAAATCCACCGCTAGTCATTGGTTCGTTCCTAAAAGAACAATGCGAAAGAGTGGACTCAACAATTCTATTATGCTAAAACTAAGGTTCTACATATTCAAGATGGTTTTATCCTTCTTGAACAGGTACTACCTAAGGTTGCAGCATAAGAGTGAACTTATCTCGACTTGGCTTGGGGACATCGATCGACGTTGTACCCACCGAGGGACCGTGGACACAATAGCGTACATTAAAAGTGTACGTCTAGCGTGTACACGTTACCTCTGTGGCGAACCGTTGACCGAGTCTCCTGGAAATGGTGTCAAGCTCGACCAACGGGGGCTCCCTCAAGGAGTCTCCGTAGCTGAGCTTTTCAGTGAACGTGATCCATCCCATGTAAGACTTGGACTCACCCTTTTGGGTGTTTCCAGGACCTTACCGGGCTGGAAGTCTCCCGACCTAGCTCCAATTATCGATCCCCCCCGGGTCTTTAGTCCTCAGATTGAGGTCGACCTGAAGGCAATCGTAACAGAGTTAGGTTGGAAGATGACGACTCCCGTGTGGGAGGCGCCTCACGTCACAACCAAATCAGGGCCCAACACGCAAGCTTTGATAGGATCCGTTGAGGACGCCCAACTCCTCTCTGATGCGCAGATTAGCGACCTACGCATTTTGGGAGGAGACCTGGTCGTCCAGCAATTGGAATCCATTCGCTCCCTCAACCTCCTTACTTGGCTAAGTAAGTTTTCTAAACTCAAGCCTAACGGCCGGTTAAGTAAACTCAGCTTAGTCAAGGACAAGGAAGCCAAGGTAAGAATCGTTGCCATCCTTGATTATTGGACCCAGTCTGTGCTTTTGCCCTTGCATCAAGCTCTTATGAGCAAGCTGCGAGGCCTTAAGCCAGATATGACCTTTAATCAAGGAGGCTTCCGCGTCCAATTGGGACAAGGACCGTATCATTCATTAGATCTCACAGCGGCGACAGATCGCTTTCCTGTATCACTACAGGAGGCAGTCTTAGCTACTATGATTTCTCCTGAATATGCGGCCGCGTGGAGGAGATGCATCGTCGACCGCGACTACTGGTACCGATGGACTGGACAGTGGCTTACCGTTAGGTATGCAACTGGTCAACCCATGGGTGCCTATAGCTCGTGGGCGATGTTTGCAGTGACTCACCACGCTGTGGTCCGTTTAGCTGCTAAACGGGCGGGTTTAACCGTTCGCTTTAGTAACTATGCACTCCTTGGTGATGACATCGTTATCGCTAACGATGCAGTCGCCAAGGAATATCGGGCCATACTTGCCTCAATCGGTGTATCCGTCTCTGAAACAAAAACGCACGTATCGAAAGACACGTACGAATTTGCTAAGAGATGGATTCTTCGAGGAACGGAAGTAACCGGCGCACCTCTAGGCTCACTATTCGAGGCCATCACATTCGTAAAACACGACGTTCGAGGTCACAAGCTCAGCACGCTGCCGAGCAAGATGATCAAGAATGTCTCATTCTACGGTGTGGCGATCTGGTTTAGAGAGATTGAAGCGCGTTGGTTACCTCGGTCTTACACTCTGGTATCCCGGGGCTTGTTAGCTTCGTTCTTCCTGCTTTTAGGGCGAGCCGGTATGTCATACCGTCTAGCCGAAAAAGCGTGGAAGTTCTATCTGTTACCCTCGAGAGAGGATAGCAGACAGGTACGTATGTGGAAGACCCATGAACTGGGTCGACTACTACTACCTGGCCTCCTAGGTTGCGCAAGTTGGGGTAGAACCTCCAAGGTGAAGACCTTGTTGGTGCTACTCAACGAGTGCAAGGCTAGGGTGCTAGAAGAAGCTCTCAAGCGACAGATCGGAGAACTACGGCGCTTCCAGTTGGAAGGCTCTAGATTCCTCGATCTGGCGCCTGAGGGGGTGGATGCCCAATCGCTACTGCTCGCCTTGCCTCCTTTTGCAGTCCTGCGACGAAATATCGCGGAATTACAATTGGAATTCGACAAAGCGCAAGCGGTGAGAGAATCAGATAGTATTCTCCAGTGGTTACACTTGGAGGTACGTCTGTTTCTGGATCCGTTTGCGGTTCTTCGAACAAGGCGAAGCAAGACCGTGGCAAGTTGCAAAACAACTATCATGAACTATCTCACATCGATGTGCCGCGGGATAGAGACCACTCGTGAACTAGCTTTGACGAGCATAGACCTTTCCGGTCTACTCTCATTCATCGCTAATAACGATGTGACTCCTACCCGTGGTGATCGACGTAGAGCGAAAGTTCAACGGCCCAAGGTCGAGATTCCAGCTAACGTCATTGACGTTACTGGGTTCGGCCCTGATCCGTGGACGTAGTCGCCATTTTCGTTCCGCTGGAAGCCTGAGAAGGTTCCTCTAACAGCAGTGAGCATAAGCTATACTGTCAGTGGGGACCAACTCTTGCAACCAGGCTGGTGGAAAGGGTAACTACTTTTCGCCGAGGTAGCATGGTAGGTGGGCTCTCTTCCAAAGTTCTTATCGTCTCCGTAAAGCAGGGTACTTGTTAGATCCTGCCCTAGGAACGCTTCGAACAGAGGTTGAGGGGGCCCACGTTTACACCTTGCCCCACTTGTGGCAGGTCAATGACCTACAAATTGTAGCGCTTCAAGCCCTCCTTTCGGATATAGCTTTCGCGGTTCAACCTTAAGTGGTGGCCTCCTGTAACCATACTAATGGAGCAAACTACCGCCTTCTTCAAAGTGAAGTCGGGGTAGCTTGCTAAGGAGTAAGGGTCACGGTGTGCCGTCATATCAAGCCTTTAGGCTCACTCTGTCTTCAAACGAAGCCCGCCTTGGGACGATCACTGCTCAGTAATGAGTGAGGAGGATTCCCAGGTGCGAAGATCGTTTTGGCAGAGCTACCTCATACTGACCCGTTACCGGACCAGCATCGGAAGATCTGGATCACTCCGATAACGGAGCACTAGTTCAGTGAAAAGGGGCATCCATAAATGGATGAATGGCCTCTCACTGTGCTAGCGTCGTTATGGGGGTAGGGCAGTCTCGCGACTGTTCCTTGTCTTCATGCTTGGTGCGGCGGCGCATCGCGATACCTACTCCCTTGTTAGCTACTCTTTCCATCTCTGGAGAAGAGTAGTGTCCCTTTCTGAAAGG